CTTAACATTAGAAGATTTCCAAGTTAATTTACAATTGTGTAAGAAAGATTACCATAACACATGGTTAGGAATGGAGCAAGGTTATTCTGCTCACGATGTATTACCTACTTCATTCGCTGATTATCTTATTGCATTGGTTGCTTCTAAAGTTGCTGCTACTGTAGAGACTAACATTTGGTCGGGTGCTACCGCTACTTCAGGTGCTTTTGATGGTTTTGAAGTTCTTTTAGCTGCTGATGCTGCTCTTCCTGCTGCTAATGAAGTTGCTGGTGCTGCTGTTTCTGCTTCAACTATTATTGTTGAATTGGGTAAAATTGTAGATGCTATTCCTGCTGCTGTATACGGTCAAGAAGGATTAAGAATTTATGCTTCACGTTCAATTGTTAAGGCTTACATTCGTGCTTTAGGTGGATTCGGAACAAGTGGATTAGGTGGTAACGGTGTTAACGCACAAGGTACACAATGGTACACAGATGGAAGTTTATCTTTCGATGGTATTCCATTGTTTATGTGTTCTGGTATGACTTCAACAGTTGCTATCTGTACTTATCCTGAAAACTTGTTTTTCGGAACTGGTTTACTAGCTGACACAAATGAAGTAAAAGTTATTGATATGTCTGAATTAGATGGATCTCAAAACGTTCGTGTTGTTATGCGTATGGCTATGGGTATTCAATATGCTAACGTTTCAGATATCGTAACTTACGGAATCACTAACGCAGCTAACTAATAATTAATTATTAACTAAGAAGGGGTGGTGCAATATACACCATCCCTTTTTTAATACATAAACGAAATGCCTTGTGAAATAACCTTAGGGAGAATTGAGCCCTGCAAAGATAGTATCGGTGGATTAGATGCAGTTTACTTCGTTAACGATGGAGATGCTACTGGATACACTTTTGATGCTGTAAATACTGATGCAATTGAAACCGTAACAGGTACACCAATTGCTTTTAAATATGACTTAAAAGGAAGTACTAATACGTTTACTCAAACTATCAATAGTTCAAGAGAAAATGGTACTACTTTCTTTGACCAAAAATTATCTATTACTTTAAAGAAACTTTCTGTATCTGACCATAAGCAACTTAAATTGTTGATTTACGGAAGACCAAACGTTATTGTTAGAGATAACAACGGTAATTTCTTCTTAGCAGGAAAAGACTTTGGAATGGATGTAACTGGTGGAACTATCGTAACTGGTGGTGCAATGGGTGACCTTAGTGGTTATACTTTGGAATTAACTGGAATGGAGAAAGTGGCTGCTAACTTCTTTGAAGCTACTACTGAAGCATTACTTACTACTGCTGGTTATACAATTACTGCTGGAGTTTAATATTAACTTCTCTAGAAATAAAAACCTTCATCTAATCGGTGGAGGTTTTTTTGTTTTTAAAACAGTTTTTAACTTTTCTTGTTATTATAGTATATGATTATCTTAAAAGAATTAGCGACAAGTCAAACGTTTAAAGTTATTCCAAGAACATTGGCAGCAACATCTATGACTTTTACGCATGAAGAAACTGGAATAGTTACAACTTATGCAATTACACCAACTACAGATAGATATTATTTATCTATTTCAAAGATTCTTGTTTTAAAAGATAATCATTTTTATACGCTAAATATATTGAATGGAGCGACTGTAGTTTATACAGATAAGGTATTCGTTACAAATCAAACAATAGCAACTTATTCAATTAACAACGGAGAATATGTACAATCTTCTTCAAATAATGACTATGTAGTTTATGAGTGATACATCAAATAGTTTTATACTAGAATTATCTAGTTATACACAGCCTTCAATTGTAGAAGATTCACGCAACGCATGGGTTGAATACGGAGAATCGAATAATTATTATAGTTGGCTCATAGACCGTTATCGTAACTCACCAACAAATAATGCTGTTATTAACAATATGTCTAAGTTGATTTACGGTAAAGGGTTGGATGCTAAAGATGCAAACAGAAAGCCAAACGAATACGCACAAATGAAAATGCTATTTGGTAAAACTTGTTTGCGATCTACAATATTAGATTTAAAGTTGATGGGATCAGGTGCTTTTCAATGTGTTAAATCAAAAGGTTTAGTATCAAAGGTTGAGCATTTACCAATGAATCTATTAAGACCTGCTAAATGTAATAAAGACGGAATTATAGAGGGTTATTGGTATTCTGATAATTGGGAAGATGTAAAGAAATTTGTACCTAGATTTATTCCATGTTTAGGAACATCAACTGAAGATATTGAAGTTTTAGTATTTGGTAACTATTCAGTAGGTAGAAAGTATTTTTCATCTGTTGATTATGAAGGTGCTTTAGACTATTGTGTATTAGAAGAGAGAATAGCTGAGTACCTAATTAATGAAGTAGAAAACGGATTTTCAGGCACTAAAGTAGTTAACTTTAATAACGGTGTACCAACTGAAGAACAACAAAGGTTGCAATCTAGTAAAGTACTAAATAAGTTAACAGGTTCAAGAGGTCAAAAAGTAATCGTTTCTTTTAATAATAATGAAACGCAAAAAACTACTGTTGACGATATTCCATTAAACGATGCACCACAACACTACGAATACTTATCTACAGAAGCTAGAAACAAGATTTTAGTAGGGCATAACATAACTTCTCCTATGTTGGTAGGTGTTACTTTAGATGGTAGTGGTTTTTCTAGTTCAGCAGATGAAATTGAAGTAGCATCAATCTATTTTTATAATACTATTGTAAATCACTTTCAAGAATTAGTTACAGATGCTTGTGATACTATTTTAGCAGTAAACGGTATTTATTTAGATTTATTCTTTGAACGTAAATCTTTAACGACAGATTCAAATGTTGTTTTACCAACAGAAGATACAATTATACCTTCTTTAGCACCTGCTGTTACAATGTCAGAACAAGATGAACTAGAAGGATATGAATTAGTAGATTCTCAAAGGGTGGATTACGATAAGGAAGATGAATTAGACGCACAATTAGAGCTTTTAAACGCACCAAAAGAAGAAACTATACTATCTAGAATAGTAAACTTTTTAAAGACTTCTACGGGGGTGGCTAATACTACTAGAAATAGTGAACAAGATACTAAACTATTTAAAACAAGATACCGTTATTCAGGTGGTTTATCAGAAGATTCAAGAGATTTCTGTAAAAAAATGGTTAATGCTAATAAACTTTATAGAAAAGAAGATATTGTAGCTATGTCTTCACAAGTAGTTAACGAAGGTTGGGGACCTGAAGGTGCTGATACTTACGATGTATTCTTGTATAAAGGTGGAGGTGATTGTCATCATTTTTGGACTCGTGAAACTTATAGAAGAAAAGGAACTGATATAATGTCACCAAACAAAGTACAAGTTACACCAGCACAAGCAAGAAAAGAAGGTGAGATTTTACCTACTAATCCTTCAAAGGTTTATCAAAAACCTGTTGATATGCCTTATAACGGTTTTTTACCAACTAATAAAAGATTTAACTAATGGCACAAGCACTATTTGTCACTACTACTGACATTGCAAAATTCACTTCTTTAAATGGTAATTTAGATCCCGATAAGTTCACAGATAAAATGAAGGTTGCTCAAGATATTCACATACAAAATATTCTAGGTACAAAGCTATTTAATAAGATAAACGATGGAATTGTAGCCAATAACTTAGTTGCTCCTTACACAACGTTATTAACTGCTTATATTAAGCCTATGGTTATTCATTATACTATGGTTGAATATTTACCTTTTGCTAGTTATACATTTGGCAACAAAGGAGTTTACAAGCATGGAAGTGAAAATGGTGAAACTATATCTAAAGAAGAAATGGATTCATTGATTGAAAAGGAACGTAGTTTAGCACAACACTATAATGAAAGATTTGTAGATTACATTTGTTTTAATTCTAACTTGTTTCCTGAATATAACTCAAATACAAATGGGGATATGTTTCCAGATAGAGATGTTAACTTAGGTGGCTGGTATTTATGAAGATAAAATATAAACAAAAAGCATCTAACGTTAAGAAATTAGAGCAGTATATAATTAAATTAAGCAAAGAAAATGCCAAATTACAAGATATCGGGGTTAACAGCCTATCCAAATAGTACGTTTGCAGCAACAGATAAGTTTGAAGTATCTTATCTTTCAGGAGGTGTTCACTATTCTAGGTACTTGACAGGTACACAAATCTTTAATACATTACAAACTAAGCTAGTTTCAGGCACAAGTATCAAAACTATTAACGGTAATTCATTACTTGGTAGTGGTGATTTGGTAATTAGTGGTGGTGGAGGAAGTGGTATTTTTGGAATACCAAATGCTTCAGGTGTTTATACTTATTACGCTACGTTAACACTTGCAATGGCAGCAGCAGTAAGTGGTAATACTATTGAGATGTTTGCTGATGTAACTGAAACTGGAGCAGTAACTATTACTTTAAAAAATGGTGTTAATATCAATGGCAATAGTCATACTTATACTCTTAATAATAGTGGATTAACACACGCATTAACGGTAGCTGTAACGGTAGCAACATCTTGTAATATAAATAATTTAAACGTTATTAGAACAGGAAGCACAGGTACATTGTTTGATAATTCTTGTTTAACATTAGGAGCAGCAGGAAGTGGTGTAATTAATTGTGCTGGCTCTACATTTAGAAATTCAGGTAGTGGAGTAGGTATATTATTCAATACAAATTCAACTCACGAAATTAACTATGCAGTAGCTTATTCAACTTCAACTTATGCTGCTTTTGGAATATTTACTAGTGCAGGAGCAAAATTAAACAACTGCATTGGCTACGGAACAAGTGGAGGTTATGGTATTCGTTGTCATAATGGTGGAGATATTCAAAATTGTACAGGTGTATCAGATTCAGGTTATGGTATTTATGGCTTGGCAGGAAATCAATCTAATAGTGTAGGTATTTCAACAAGTGGTGTAGGTTTTTTAGCCGCAGTAAACGCATATAATTGTATTGGAAGGTCTACTTCAGGTGTTGGATTTGAAGCATCCAGCGGCATAAATATTGTAGGTTGTGTAGGTGTTTCAGTTAGTGGAGCAGGACTTACATCAGGCTCATCATTTTTATACAATTGCACCGGCATTAGTTCTTCATCAAGAGGCTCTCAGTTGACATCTACTGCATCAAAAGCATATAATTTAACTTCAAAATCTACAAGTAGTTATTCTATTTTTGCAAATGCAGTAACAATAGAAATACATAATTCAAATATTATATGTGATTGGAATAATGCCGGAGGAATTGGAATATCCAGCAACACAACTATACTTCCTAGTATTATATTAAAC